TTTAAATGTATCTTGCGGATTTGGCAGCATCGGATAATAAGAGGAGCCATCTTGTTTGCTTTGGAAAAGGCTGTGTACACCCGCTCCAAAACCATCAGGCAGCCCCGTCTTGTAAAGTGCGGCATTGTCCCATCCAAGCATCCCGACAGGCTGGGCGGCTTTGGAAAGGTCTATTCCCGATACCTCGTAAAACAACCCGACACCAGACACCCTCCGCTTTACCGTCCCGCCGTTTTGCGCCGTCGTCCCCATGAGTTTAAGCGGCAAAGACGAACTGTCATACTGCTCATATTTCAAAGGAGCATTTTCATCTCCCTCTAAAAATCGGGCTAGCTTTTTGCGCTTTTCCTTGTTTTCACCATTTCGCAGGGCATCAATTATTGCGGGGACTGTTTCAGGGTAGAATCTTCTATTTGGCGATTCGTGGGTAAAAAACCATCGCGAACGATCCATCTTACCAACAACCAAATCCGAAAACGTAACCGACCTATTAAAGCCGTCATTTACTTCGGCAATACTCCCTTTTTTAGGCATCACATAATTGATTGTCTGAGGTGAGTAGTCATAACTGGCAAGCCCGTAAGGGTTGTAGTCTATGGCGGTTGAACACTTGTTGAGATATTCATAGGGCAAGCCTGCGGTTTCGTAGAAAAATATCTCCAAGTCCGTACCGCCTGCCATATCGACAACCATATAGCCACACCCCAAACTTACCGCCGAAAACCCTGCCACTTCGCTTGTCCCGATGCTCGTGCTTCGAAACGATGCGGTAATGGGCAGCCCGGTAGGATTGTAGTTTTCATCCCTATTACCGGAGTATGGCAACCCTGTTGCATAATTCGACTTGTCATCAGCAGATAGTTGACCGTCTATATGCTCCATCTCAAGCGAGGCGTGCATAATATCCGACCCTGATTTCAAGGAGTTGCACATCAATGTTGCCATCTCGAATTTTTCTTGATTGTAGCCACTCCCCCATCCGTGAATCACAGCGGGGATTAACCCCCTTGTCATTAAACCAATCCCCGATACCCCATATAAAGGCAGAATCATACGAATGCCGTTATTAGGGGCGGTAAACAGATAGCCTGAAGATAATGCGCCGCTGCTTCGTTCGGGATAGTCGCCTTTTGCAATCAGCGTTTCAAAAGGCACATTAAGACTACCGTCAGTTATAGACACTTCGCGCCCGCTATTTGATACGACGCGAAGATTATTCAACCCGCTGCCCCCTTCGGGCAGGGATAGATGCAGCTTGCCTATATATTTCGGCGCGAACAAACCAAAATTGACCAAATCCACCCCCGCCTCGTTATAAATAGCAAATCCCCAGTCTTTGTCATCAGTTGAAGTAGCCATAAAGCAAGCTCCTACCCGCAAAAGCACCGCAATGGGTAATAAACCCATCGCCGAAAAGGCGTTTATAATAAAAAGAGTGTACCCATTGCAATGTGCCGTTTTGCAGTTTTGATATACTCAAATATTCGGTGTTCCAGTTTCCGACGGTGTGGGACTGTGGGATTAAGAAAATCCCCTTAAAGAAATTCCGGCGCGGGAAAAGCATATCTAAGGCAATTAGCCCATTTGGAGCATTACCCAAAAACAATACCCCCTCGACAATCAAACTTGCATCCAAGTTTATGTCGATAGGATTGCCGTCTTTATCAAAGCAAAACAAGCCGTAATCCATTAAGATTTTCCTTTATAGCCCACTATCACACGCAGATAACCCATCGAATCATGGACGGTTAGACGTTCGTTTATCAGCTTCATGCCGACTTGCCCACTGGATGATGACAAGGACACTTCCCCGTTATTTTCGACAACGAAACGTCCATTGCCCAAATCCATCCGCCCACCTCGAATATCACCCATGTTGGCAGATATTGCCGACAACTTATCAACGCCGATTTCCCGCGCCGTTACGCTTCCGGCTTTCAGGCGGTTAGCGTTCAGCGTGTTTGCCGTGATTTTGTCGCCGTGAATATCCCCAGCGTTCAATCTATCGACAATCGCCTTGCCGTTTACTACCAGTTCGCCATTCACGCCGACACGGTTTTGACGCGTATCGACTGTGAATGGGAAAACGTCGGCTTTGCCCGGTGCGCCAATACCGAAACGGTCGGCGTTGACAATGAATTTGCTTTCAGGCGTTCCGTTTTTCGGCGTGGTTGCCAAGCCGTAGCCCGCTACCTTGCCGTTAACGTCAACCTTGACCGTGTATTGCGCTTCCAAGCCGTTGATACTGCGGGCGTGGGCTTGTACCGTCGCCTTGTTACCGTCAGCGGTTGATTGGGCTGTCGTGATACGTTCGCCAAGCGATTTGATGTCGCCCGTTGCTTTGGTTAAGGTCGTCTGAACTACCTGAACCGTACTACGGATTTCCTGCAAACCGTCATTGTCTTCAGGGGCGGGTGTCCAATCGGTTGCTACCGTTCCGCGTTCCAGTTTTACATTGGAAACCTTGATAGATTCCGATGTCTGATACCGCGCCTGAACGATGATGTTACGCAGTGCCTTAACCTCTTTGGCAACCGTGTGCTTGGCAACAATACGTTGTTTCAGCGTTTTGGTCGTACCGCTGATTGCTTCATCGTACCAAGCGGCGAAATACCCGATAGAGTTATCGGCATAGGTTACGGAAAATTCCGCGCCGATTCGTGGGTAGGGCTTGCCGTATGGTGATGTAGCGTTCGTCAGTTCGATATCGCACGAGATAATCAGATTGTCGCCTTGCTTCAGTTCCAAAGCAGACGAAACGTCGATGGTGACGTTCTTGGTCTGATTATTCCCGCTCACGGTCAGCACTTTGCCGGGCGTTCCTGTTGATAGGGCGTAGTTGCGACCACCAACCGAAACACCGTCAATCTTCGCGGTCAGTGTTTGGATTTCAGACGACCTCGCACTGTCTTTCTGATTAACGGTTTCGCGCAATGCTGTGATACTGCTTTCAGTATTGCCGACCCGTGTTTTCAGGGCTTCCGTTGCGGCGGTTTGGGCGTTAATTGCTGTAACCCGCGCCTGTGTCTCGCGTGTGATGTTGCCCTCAGCCGTAGATACACGACCAGCCAACGTTTCACGCGCCGCAGCTTCTGCCCGGTCGCCGTCTGCCCGTGCTTTCTTTTCAGCCTCCAAGCCTGCGGCGGTTGTGCCTTGTGCTGCTGTAACCGTTCTGATTTGCTGCGCCTGCTCGTTATTCACTCGCTCGACTGCCGCTACCTTGTTTCCAAGTTCAGCGGCTTTTGTAGTTAGGTCGTCTGCGGCTTTCTTCGCTGCGGCTTTTGCGTCTTCTGCCGTGCGGGCGACCGCTGCCCGTGCCTGTGCTTCGGCTGCGATTCGTGCGTTTACACTTCCTGCGCCGTTGCCGTCTATCAGGGCGATTTTGTCGCGCAAAGCCTTGTTCAGATTGCTTTCTGATAGGTCGTTTGTTGAAACATCGTAAACGGTAAACGACACGCTGTTGCTGATTTTCAGACCGTCTTTACCGAAACTGTCATAGCCTGCCGCGCGTAGATGATAGGTCTTTCCTTTCTCCAGCGGGCTGCCGTTGCATTTTGCAATGGTTACAAACGTTTCCGCGCCGTCATAGACCTTGTTTGCGTCTGTGGTCGGTACGGCTGCGTTTTCAGAAACCCAAACGATAATCCCTGCAAAGTCCTCTTCAGCAGGTTTTTGGCAGGTAAAAAACGCCTGTTTCAAACCGCTGTCAACGGAAATGCCCTGCAATGCTTGCAGTTGCGGATTTTGCGCCGCGATTTGCGCCCAGTTGCCTGTTTTACCTGTAACGGCACGCCCGCGAACCTTGAAAACAATATCTCGTACCTGACCGCCGTCGGCTCTCATATCCGCCTGCGTGTAGGTGTAGCTGTTGTCAACGATGCCATCAACTGCACGCAAACGGCGTTGGCTGTTGCCTGCGTAGATTTCCACGTCGTAGGTGTCTGCGCCGTCCAATTTATCCCAAGCGATAACGGCTTCTTTGCCGTATGCCCACGATGATGTCAGGCGCAGGTTTTGAATCTGTCCGAGCGGTGCGCCCTTGATGGTGTAGGAATACGCCGGCACTTCTGCCAAATCTTGAATACCGCCGCTGAAAACATTGTATGAAACCAGTTTGACCCAAACCGTCCGACCAATCCAATTGCGCGGGACGGCGTATTTGAACAATGCTTCATCAATGCGTGCGAACTGGCTGCCCGCCGCATGGCTGTCGATAGCAGAACCATACGCACCGCGCGTCAGGTTGCCCAGCGTATAACGACCCACGCCTTTAAGTTCTGCGTTTGCGTATGCCAAAAACTCGCCGTCAACGTAGCACAATGTCAGTAAATCGCGGCTGTCCTGCTCCGTACCGCCTGTCATTTGACCTGCGGATATTTCCACGCTCAGAGTGTTGGTACGGTCGAAAACCGCACCATTCGGCAAAGCAGCAGTCAAAGAGCCGAAACGCGCTTTGTGATTGACTGCGCCGACGCGGGTATAGCTGTCGCCGTCGGTTGACACCCACACTTCAGCACCACCCCACATATCGCCGCCAGCCGTCGCCATCCAAATTTGCGGCTCGCCGCCTGTCAGTTGTAACGGGGCTTCAAAGATAACGGGCGCATGGGCATTACCCGGCGAAACATTGTAGTCTGCCGAATAGCCCAAAGACGGCTGCGTCGGGTATTCTGACGTTGTGTAAACGCCGACAGGGTAGTCTTCTGCCTTGACGGATAAAACCCCCTCTTCATCCTCTTCAATTTCCGTGATTCGGACGGGGGTTTTATTCAAGCCAAGCCCTGCGTCAGTCAGGGTTACAATATCCATCGGTTCAAGCAGGCAGTATTTCCAGCCCAACTTAAACTCATATTCGTTGCGGACGTACAGGGCGCGTTGCAAGAGTTGTTGTGCTACTTTTTGCGCTACCTTGCCGTTACAGATACCGTGCATCTTAACGGCTTCTTTCGGGCGCAATCCGTACTGCTCGATGTTCGCTTGGTCTTTCACTTCGGCGATGGCGACGTTGTAGTCGTTGTCGCGGTCGAGGTACTCGACTTGGACTTGGTTAAACGCGTCGGCATTGGTTTTACGCTCGACGCTTACAGGGTCTTCCGCGCCTGAAACGATAAAATCGTCGTCTGTCAGGTCGTATAGTGCCTTGTTATCGGCAACATATGCCGCGCCGTTACCCGAATAACTACCGTCGCCGTAGGGGACGATTTTCAGACG